AAGGCATCGAACGTCGGCGACGCAACCGGCGCAAAATAGGCCGCCGAGTAGACTGCCCACACCGTGCCGTTCCAGATGTAGGTCACGCCATTCGGCGCACTGAACACTTGGTTGGCAGCGGGGCTATTGGGAAAGTCGAGGGCAGCCATCAGAAGACCTCGGTGACGATGAGTGTCGAGAGCCCGTGCAAGCCGTAAATTTGTGCGTCGGTGTCGTTGACGCTGCGATTAATGTACGCGGTCGCGCTCTGCGCGTAACCCTGAACGGTGTAGGTAACGGGTGACGCCGTCGCAGGAGCATCAAGATAGACAAAACCATGTTGCCCGGCGTTGTCAGCGGAACTGGAATTGATCCACGCCGCAAACGTCGCGGGTGGGCGCGTCCCCACAGGATTGCCAACGGCAATGGCCGCTCCGTTCCGCGTAAACCGGAAGCCCGCCATGGTGCTGGCCGGAAGACCGACACGGCCCAACGATGCCTCCAGCTTGAACCGGCTTGAAGCCGAACGCGGCGTCAAGGTCACCGTCAGGCTGGTGATGTCGTTCCACGCTCCCGCTGGCATCGTATAGGGATCGGCCAACACGCCTTGCGCGACTTGCGGCATGACCGAAGTAGCCTGCGGCGACACCGGCACCCACTGCGAGGAGTTGCCGTCGTTGTAGTAAATGTAGAGGACACCACCACCCGTGCTGCCGTCCGAGAACCACCACAGTTGGTTGGCAGCAGGCGACGCAGGCGGCGTCGTGCCGACCGAGATCGACGCCCCGGCCGCGAGCGCCGCCGCGACGAATGCCGTCGATGCGCCCGTTGTGTTGTTAGTCCCCAGCGGCTGGGTCAGCATCGTCAGCGCCCCATCGACGCCGGACGCACCGCGCACCGCTAAGACGCCTGCTGCCGAACGGGCAATGTACGTGTCGGGGGCGACGCCGATGTTCACCGCCGGAACGAAGCCGATGCGACCCGCCGCGCGCGCTACAATGTCGCCAATCGCATTCTGATCGAGCCCGTAGCCGTTACCGACGATGCCCGCGCCGCTCGCGTTAATTGGCGTGCCTGCACCCATTTGCAGCGCGCCACCCGTGCTGATCGTAACCGTGCCACTGAACGTCGGGCTCGCTTTGGGGGCGTACCGGCCGTCGGTATACGACGTGTCGAGGGCAACGGCCGGGTTCGCTCCCGTGCCGCCCGTGACGACGATGCCCGTCCCGGCGTTGATCGCCTGAACGACGCCGGGTACACCCTGCGGACCTTGTGGACCCACGCTACCTTGCGGACCCTGAACGCCCTGCGGGCCCTGCGCGCCAGTATTGCCGACTGGTCCCTGCGGGCCGACATCGCCCTGTGGTCCCTGTGAGCCTGTCGCGCCAATCGGACCCTGCGCGCCGGTAGCTCCGGTCGGGCCGACCGGCCCTACATCCCCCTGATCGCCTTGAATGCCCTGATCGCCCTGCGGCCCCACCGGACCGACCGGACCCGGCTGACCTTCCGGTCCCTGCTTGCCCGACCCGTAGTTCGACAGCACCCACTGGTACGAATTGCCGTCGTAGAAGTACGTGTACTGCTGCCCGTCGATGGTGCTCCACCACAGGTCGCCGACCAGCGCGCCGCCGGGCGCAACCGCCGAGATCGTCAGGTTCGGCGTGCGCGTGACGTCGTTCGGGCCGACCACCGGGATGGGCGGTGGCGGCACGACCTCGGGGATCGCCGGGACAACAGCCACCGCCGACGGTTGGGTCTGCACCCACGTCGAACTAGACGGGCCGATGTACCAGACGTACTCGCGCCCCGTCGTGGTGTTGAACCAGAGATCACCGTCCGCTGGCGTGACCGGCGGCGTCGGCGCGTTAGTGACCGTGGGCAATCATCCCTCCATGCGTCGAGGCGGTTCCCCGTACGGGGAACCACCCTACGCCATCAGAGGTCCCTTAGACCGGCACCGGCTCGGTGATGACCGCCTGCGCCAGCGCGATGCCGTCGATCACCTTGTAGCCGAACACCTGCAGGCCACGCAGCAGCGTGCCGAAGGTGAACTCGGACCGCAGCGTCTCGACCTTGCTGATCTGCGACGCGAAGGTGAGGCCGTGCGCGTGGCCCGCGTAGACCACCCACTCGCCCGCCGCCAGCGCCGGAGGCCCGGTCACCACGCCCTTGGGCAGGAGGTTCGAGACGTACAGGGTGAAGCGGTCGATCATGCCGAGGCGACCGTTGCGCAGGATCGACTGATCGTCACCCGACAAGTACGCCTGCCGGAGTTCCGATCCCTTGATGAGCGCTGCGGCCCATGCCGGGATCACGACCCATCGTCCCTGCTCGGGGATGTTCTGCTCGTCGAGCACCAGCCCGAGGCGCAGGATCAACTGCAGGATGGTCACCTGCCCGGCGACCGGCGGGGTCGCCTGATTGGCGACGACCGGGATCGGGGTGCCGGTCACGCCGAGGTTGACGGTGCCAGAAATCTTGCCTGCGGTCGCGCCCTGATTGGACGCGTTGCACTGACCGAGGATGCCGAGCAGCACCATCGTGTCGACGTTGATCTTCATCTGCTGGGCGGCGTCGTCGGACCAGATGCCCATCAAGTTGATGTCGCTCTGGATTTCCATGACGTCGTCCAAAATCTCGTTGAAGTAGAGACCTTGGTCGATGTGCAGGTCGACGATGTTGGACGCGGGCCGGTCGACCGAAAGCTGGCCACCGACCAGATACGGCCGGATGGTGATCGTCGGCTTCGTGCGGATGTGGACGGTGTCGCCTTGGTTCTTGATCTCGCCTTCGTAGTCGGTGTTCGAGATCGCGGCGAGAACGGTCGAGGCGTAGAACTTCTCGATCAGCTTGCCCGACCAAATCTCGGGAATGAACGTGCCCGAGTACGGCGGGGACGGCTGTACCGAGCCAGCCGGGAAGATCGGCGGGACGGTGCCTGAGCCAGCCAGCGGCATGGCGAAGGCGGTATTCTTGCTGATCTCGACCGGATGAGCGGGTTCGAGACCCGGGTCGATGGGGGCACCGAACATGCCCTCGAAGTAGCCCTTGCGCAGCATGCGTCGCTCCTAATGGGGTTGGTCGGTCCAACCCCTGAGCGGCTACCTGTTGCCGTTCCAGTCCATGGGTCGGATCGAACGTTGATCAGGAATGATCCGCCCTTCGTGCTGCGCGGCGATGATGTCGGCGTCGATGGCTGCCCTTTCTGCCTCGCGCGTCCGCCATTTCCCCGCAGCGCACTCGGTGTAGAACCGAGTGATATCTTGGGCGGTGTACATCGGCTTATCGGCGGGCATCTGCGCGCTCGACTGGGCTCTGCCGGGAGCCGCGAGTTGATCCAGCGACAGGCGCGTCCCCAGCGGCACCCCGGGCACTGCAGGCGGTATTCCCGGCTGCGGCGATGCGGGCTGCGGCTGCTGGGGCGGGCGTGCGCTGGCACGCGGGTCGACGGCAGCCTCCTCTGCAAGGAACGCCCGGAAGAACGCTGCCACCCTGTGGGCATCACCGCTGTTCCACGCGTCTTGCATCAACTGTTGACGCATAACACCGGAATAGATGTCTGGCAACTGGACCCACTGCACAAACCGGGGGTCTCTGTTCAGGTCCTGCCAATTGGGAATGAGGCCGCCAACGGTGGCGTTCATGCGCGTCAGGAAGGCGTTGCCGGTCTCCTGCTGGACGTGCCCAAGCCGACCCTGCAGGTCCTGAATTTGCGCGTGCAGCGGAGCCGCGATCTCGGTCGCCGCGCGGCGCACCACGTCGATGAACTCGGGCCCGTAGTCCCGCATCTCGTCTTCGGTGAGCAGCGTTCCCTGCGGCAGCGGCTGGGCCGGAGCGGTCGTGCTGCGCAGCGATGCGTTCTCGCTCTGCAGGTGGTGCACCTGATCGCCCATCTGCGCCATCATCTGCTCGGCGCGCTGGAAGCGTCCCTGCATCGCGAGGAAGCGATTGCGCCACTCCTCGGGCGGGACCTCGGGCTCCGGCTGGGGAGGAGCCGCCGCCGCAGGGGGTGTGGGAGGAGCCGACGGGGGAAGCGCCGGGGGGGCCTGCGGCGGCGTAGGTGCGCCCTGTTCAGTGGGGGGTTGAGCGATGGACGGCTCGGCCTGTCCGACGAGAGCCTGCTGCACGATCTCGGCGCGCTTGCCCGCTTCACGAACGGCCCGAGGGAGATTGAGATTGGGATCGACCGGCGGCGGCGTGTTCTTGGCGCGCAGTGTCTCGGCCGAAGTAGGCGTGTCTGCCATAAAAGCCCCTAGCGTTTCTCGTAATTCTTGCGCTGATCCATACAATTAACAAGCCGGTCGCGGATTGAAATTGCGAGGTTCGTCCGACCCTGCGCCCCCATGACCCCTTCGGTCCCCGCCGCCAACAGCGCCTTGTTTTCCTTATCGACGACCAGTTGAAATGCCCTCACCAGTGCCTCGAACTGCTCAGGTGCGGCGACCTTGAGGTTCGAGGCGGTGATGGTCAGGTGGAACCACGGATCGTCGCTCATCCAACCTTCGCGCCCTTCAGCCCCATCTGGATCAACTGCGGATAGGTCTGCGGCGCGGTCATGCCGGTCGGCGTCTCCGCCGCGAGATTGAGCGCAGTCGGCGGCGTCTGGCCCGGCTGCGGCTTGGTCAACTGGTTCATGGCCGCCCGGTTCGGCAGCAGCACTTCCCGACCGGGCTTGCCCTTGTTGCGGTTGGGCAGTTTCATCAGAACGTCTTCGTCGAAATGACCTTGCCGCCCTTGCAGAAGTCCTGCGTCGGTAGGCCGGGGCCTCCGCCCATCGGCGCGCCGCCGAGGGGCGTCGGAGGCGACGCAGGCGTCGCCGCCCTCTTGGGGATCGGGCTGAGGCTGCCGCCCCCACCACCGCCGAACGGCGACGCCGACTTGTTCGGTGCGTCGGCCGCCTTGCCGATGCCGCCGAAGTTCTTGCTGCCCTTCGGGCTGGCCCGGCCGATCAGCGCGGGCAGCTTGGGCGGAGTGGTCGTGAGATGGGGCTTACGCATCAGCCACCGTCCGGTCCGGTGCATCCGGGGCGCGCCGCACGGCTACCTCGGTTACCGAACATCTTGGTGTTGCCGCCGTGGGCGAAGCCGTCTTGTCGAGCGCCCGACTGCGACGACTGACCCGGCTCTTGCGGTCCGGCACCGCGCGAGTTCTTCGCCTCGTTCTTGCTGTAGCCCATCACGCTGCTCGGCCCAGCCTGCGGGGCGATGCCCGTGCGCGAGCCCGAGTGGCCTTCCTGCGACGTCCGATCCGGCGTCTGGGTGCCGGTCGGCGCGAAGCTGTGCATCTTGGTGGTGCCGCCCAGCTTGCCCCAGTTGGCACCCTTCTCCGGCGACTTCTTGTTCTCGGCCATCATCACCTCCGCTTGAACAGATTGTTGTGCGAAGCACTGCCGGAACGCGGCAGTGAAGCGCCACCGGCAGCGAACGGGTTTTTGGGCGGTTTAACCTTGCCGCCCTTCCGGTGGTAGTACTCGCCGGGGTCCGGCTTGTCGCGACCGGCGTAGTCGTCGATCACCGCGTCAGGCACCTGCAGGAACTTGGCGCGGACATCGGGGTTCGGGCTTTCGTAGACCTTCTCGCCATGGCCGATGTCCGACATGGTGTATGGGTTCTTTGCCATTCTACGCTCCCGCCGTCCTGCGGCCGACAAGATTGGTGCGTGGTCCCATGTCCTGTGACGATCTCTGCGGGGCCTGTCCACCCCCCGCGCCGCCGGGACCGGCGGGCGGCGCACCTGCTGCCTTGCGTCCAGCGCCCGGCGGCGGAGCCTGTGGCGGCTGCTGCGTGGCACCGGGCATGCCCTGCTGCTGCGCCATCTGTTGCGCCTGCTTCTGCTGGGCTTCCATCTCGTCCTCGCTGGGCACGATCTCGTCGCCGTCGAGGCCGATGCCCTGAGACACCGCGCGCAGCACGGCAGCGCGTCCCTTCGGGCCAATGATCTGCATGTCGATGGGGTTCCCGGTCAACTGCAGGAACTCAAGCTGGCGCTGGCGCATCGTCTCGCGCTGGACGGCGACCGACACGCCCTTGGGGACAACCTCCTCCTCGCCGGTCAGCAGCCCTGACGTATCGGTCATCAGCACGAGGTCGAGCAGGTCCCGTAGCAGTGGGTCCATCACGTCGTCGTCGATGTTGGCGCACACGGTCTGGAGGATTTTCGACGCGTTGCCCATCAGCATCGCGAGACCAGAAGCAGTGCGACCAGCACCACCACCGGGAGAATTGCCCGACAGATATTTCGGAATGGCCGACACGTCATCAGCCAAGCCGTAGAAGGCATTAAAGACACCCAGCAACTCCTGCGCGTTGGAGGTCGGCTGGAAGAAGTCGATGGCCTTTTCGGTCGAACCCGCCACCGCCGGATTGGTCGTCCGCCAGCGCTTCCACGGGTACATCTCGTCGGCGTTCTCCTGCCCCGCGAGACGGTCCTCGTTGACCACCACCTGCGGGCCAGACGCGATGGACATGTTGTTAACCACAGCGCGCAGCGTCGCGTTACAGACTTCCTGAAGGTCGCTGATAATGTCGGGGATGCCGTTGCCGACCGGCGTACCGGGCTGCTTCTCGAAGCTGCTCACGTAATACGGCTTGCGGCGGCGCGGGTTGGGATTGAGTTGAACCTTGATCAGGTACTGGCCGATCAGCCACGCCTGAATGGCGTAGTCGCGCAGCGGGTCGGGAATTTGGTCGGGCGAGAAGCCGTACTCCAGCAGCATCCGCCCCTGCACGTTGCCGCTGAAGTCGAGCGTCGTGATCAGGTTGGAGAGGTTCATCACCGGGTTTTCCCGGTTCTCCATGATAGCCCGAGAAGCATCCGTGCTGTCCCAGTTCTCCGTCAGCCCAGCAGTTCCGTAGAACTGCAGCACGGCGCGGATGTTCTCGGTGTTGTACCCCGGCATGCCGATCACGTCGTTGAGATCGGTGCGGGTGACCCGGATGCGATGGATGACCTCGGCGCTCTCGATGTGCGTGACGCCCGGTGTCCACCAGATGTCAAATGGGGAGACGCGTTCCCACCACAGCTTGGCGCGCCGGGTCTGGGTCGGCGTGTTGCCCTGCCATGTGATGTCGGTGACCATGCGCACCGTCGGCCCCTTGATGCAGGCGAACGGGTTGCTCGGGATGTCGATCAGGAACTCGGCGAGCGCGTTGTAGAAATTGCCCTGCACCAATATCTCGTCGATCTTGTCCTCGGCGATCAGGGTCTGCTCGTGCGCATGCTTCTTGGCCGCTTGCCGCGCCGCCTCCATCAACTGGAACACCCGCTTCTGGATCATGCTCGGATCGGGCGGCGTGCCGGGCACCGGAGGCACGGGCGGCACACCGGGCGATTGGCCGGTCGGATCGGGCGCACCGGGGAAGCCGGGCGCACCGATGGCGGCGGACTGGCTTTCGAGCGTCACCATGCGTTCGATACTGCCCAGCGCCTCCATGGGAATGGTCGGGTCCGAAGGCTCCTGCAGCCCCCACGCGCGGTCGGCTCCGAGGTAGACGTCACGCAAAAGGGACGTCGCCCCCCGGCACTTCGCTGCGATCAGGCGCGCGTAGACTTCGGACCCGCCAAACTTCCTGATCTCAGCCAACTTCTGTGGATCGTAGATGCCCTGCATGGCGCGCAGGCTGGCCAGCAGCCGATCTGTCCAGCCGTTCACCGTGTTGCGGTGGCGCACCATCATGTCCCACTGCTGCCGAATGTAGCCAGCGAGACCGATGAACTGGGTGGTGTTGGGAAGTAGCTGGCGCTGCTGTTCCTGCTCGCGCCGCTCCGCCGCCATCATCTCGGCATTGGACATAGTCCGAACGAGACCCGGCTGCTGCTGGCGCGGGAACGGCACGAGGTCAGCCATCGCTACATCCTGTAGAACTATCCCCTACAGCCTACTAAGGTACTTGACATGCCGGATGAAAACAATCCCGCCGAGACCCCAGTGAACGTCGAGTTGCTGGCCTCTCGTTTGGCCCGCGAAGTGGCCCGCGATCTCGTCCCTATCGACCAGATTTGCGAGCGCTACAAGATCGACGAGGACACCTACAATCGCATCCTGCGGCACCCGCTGTTCCAGCAGCGGCTGCAGGAGGAGGTCGATATCTGGAACGCGTCGACCCCGCGCGCCATCACAGAGCGGATCAGCGCCAAGGCCGCGACCATGATCGAGGAGAGCCTGATCGAGGTCTACGAACTGGTGCATGACAAAAATCAACCGATGTCGGCCAAGATCGAGGCGCTGAAGTGGGCGTCGAAGCTGGCGGGCGTCGGCGAGCGCGAAGCCAAGGACCTGCTGCCGGGCGAGCGCGTACGCTTCAACATCTATATCGGCGACAAGAAGGTCAGCCTCGAAAAGGAGGTCGTGCCGACCACCATCGAAGGCAGCGCCGTCCTAGTCGATAAAGACCCCTCACTGTAACTTACGCCCGGGCGTACCTAATGGATATCAATTACCACGCGCCTCCTACCGTCTCGACCTTCATGCAGTCGGACGCGTTCTTCCGGCTGATCGCCGGGCCGGTCGGTTCGGGCAAGACCACCGGCCTGATCTTCGAGTTGATGCGGCGGGCGCTGACGCAAGGCACGTCGCTCGACGGCTTCCGCTACACCCGCTTCGCCCTGCTGCGTCAGACCTTGCAGCAGTTGAAGCAGACGGTGCTGAAGGACATCAGCCACTGGTTCTCCGGCATCGCCCACTGGAAGGTGTCGGAGAGCACGATCTACTTCAACTTCGGTGACGTCCGTTCGGAATGGATACTCCTGCCGTTGGAGGAGCCCGAGGATCGCAGGCGGTTGCTGTCGATGAACCTGACCGGCGCGTTGGTCTCGGAGTGCATCGAGATCGACTACGATTTGATGGACGACGTCGCCGGTCGCTGCGGTCGCTACCCGATGGCCACCGATGGCGGGCCGACATGGTTCGGCATCATCGCCGACACCAACATGCCGCCCGAAGGCACGCCATGGCATTCCGCCATGGTCGTTCCTCCGGTAGACTGGGAGATATTTACGCAGCCGGGAGGTCTGACCCCCAATGCGGAAAATCTCAACTGGCTTGTCCAGACGGCGGAGACGTTACGCCTTCCTGTCGACCATCCTGAACGGATCGCCCAAGGGCGGCGGTACTACGAGCGGCTGGCGCGGTCGAACAATCAGAACTGGGTCAAGCGGTACGTCAACGCCGAGTTCGGCCCTGACCCCTCGGGCACCGCCGTCTACGCCGGGTCGTTCCGCATAAAGTTCCACGCCGTCGACAACCTCGAACCGCACCC